ACCCTTAGTATTTGCTGATATCGCTACGAATGCTTCACCCAGTTTTTCACTCATAATTTATCCTATACTATTTTATTAAATTCACCAAATAATTCAATAGATTTCTTGTTGTATACTTCAGCAGCCTCTTCTTCAGTATTAAATCTACCTAAATAATAATATTTTTTATCTTTTGTGATTTGTGATTGCCACTTTTTATCTCTTTTAAACCACGTAACACCTTTAAATTTTGAGGAAGTAGGATTGCCTTTAAAAGTTTTATCTTTTAAACTATTCATCTGGTTCTTAGAATTTGTACAAACTCTTAGGTTCTGTCTTCGATTATCACAAGTTTCATGAGATATATGATCTGTAAAATCTTTTGTATCAGTTAATCCAAGGATTTCTCTATGCATAAGAACTACCTTTCCCTTACCATTATCTAGTCTTACACTTCTTGCAGCATAACTACGATGATAATGCCACTTAAACTGATTAAGATACTCATAATCTTCATCATCTACGATAGCTACTTTACCTTGTGTTAGTTGTATTTCTTTACTCATTCTTAGTCTCCTAATTAAATATAATAAATAATTCTATTATAACATATATTTAATCACTTAAACCAGCTTATTTGATATAATCTTTTTATTGCCGCTTATACTAGTTGTTATACCTGTCTTAGAACTACTGCCATTCATAATCTCAAATCTCTTAACCATACATTTTAAATACATATTTAATTGTTCATATGTTAAGTTGCCTATATCTTTAATTGTCCAACCTAAATCAGCACACAACATATATATACTAAACTCAAAACTTTCTTCTATCCCCGCAATTTTTACTTTTTTATTATTTTTTGCGGGATTTAGTCGTTTTTTACTTCTTCTTTTACTCCTTCTTCTTCTCCATACATCATTTTAAGGATTATATCATTAATATCCTTAAGATTTTTTAAAGTTACAACATCATTTAGATCCTGTATCTTTACTTTCTGATGTTTGGATAAAAGTTTATATAAAACATATATAACTCCATCAACACTACTAATTGACTCAGCAATAACAGCATCATCTTTAAGTATCTCAGTAAGTTCTTTAATGTTAATTGTCTGCCCAACTTTTTTATATAAGCCTATAACTTCATCTTCTCTTTTATTCTTAAAATAATTAGTTATATCATTTATCTCATTAAGAGTAAACGGACTTACTTTATAAATTGTACCAGCTATATCAACATTAGTTACTTCACCAAAAACTTTTCCTAATTCACTCATTTTAAATCTCCTAAAAATTAACGCACATTAAGTGCACAAAATAATAATATTATACAAACAATGATAATAACAAAACTCATTCTAACTCCTAAATATAAGTTAAAATAAGATTTATGCTTCTGTTAATGCACCATCACCAGTTATAGTAAGTGAGAATGTAGTCAAATCGGTCGTGCTTAGACTAAGAGAAACGTCTAGGAAACCATTTCCGGAATAACTGGCACCTTTTTTTGAGTCCAACACAATTGCATGACTTTCTCCATCACAAACATTCTGTAGGTCGATTTCTGTGTCGTAATTACCTTCAATTGACATACTCCATGTGTAGGCTCCAGCCTGGCGTTCTGTGGTTGGAACCGCTGCTGCACAAATACTTTCTACCAAAGTATAACTCTTATCAACTGACGCTGAAGTTATACATAAAGAATATTCTGCTGCGTAAGCTCCATCGGCTACTGTTAAAGTCATTGTATCGGCTATAAATTTACTCATAATAAAAACTCCTATTAAAATATATTAACTATTGTTAAACTACTATTAACTACCTATTTATATGTAGTTATTAACTACCTGTTATCCAATTAGTTGTAGTATATCCAGATTTACTTGAAAGACGCTCCCAGTAATAAGGCACGAAAACTGAATCCCAGCTTAGATTATTAACCCATCTTTCAAGTATTTCAGTATCTGATAATACTCCATAGTTAGCATCATTCTCAATGACATATTTGTTAATTGCTTTGCAACAGTTACGCCATTCATATATGTTCCACAGATAGCCACTGCTAATACTTTCTAAATTATCCCAAGCTATATTAGTTGGACTTAACAATGCAATCTCAATATCAGCAGCCACTCCTGCTGGATAATCTGACTCAACTATATCTACAACAGCAGTTAAGGCTGCATACAAAGGATCAGAAGCCGCTTCAATGCTATCTCTTATCATTAGATCTAAAGCTTCTGCATATTCAATATACAGTGATTTTTTTAATTGTGTGCTCATTATAACTCCTATTAAATTAAATTATATTTTAAGATACGTTACCACTGATTTCAAACCCATAAACATCATATTCTTGCACTATCATGATCCACTGTTTTTCTGGATCGAAAATTGTAGTACCTTTTAGTCTATTATAAACTTCAACATCAAATCCAGCAGTAATAAAAATATTTCTATTTAAAGCATCATAAACAGCATCACTGATAGTTCTTATTACTTTTGATCCCTTTTTATAATATCCATTAACACTGATTTGCATTCTTATTCTACTGTCATCATCTGGACTTTTTACTAAGTTTTCATCAGTTATTATATGAAACACAATAGAAGGCAATATAGAATCTTGTTCTGCTATATCCTGATATACCCTGTTTCCTACTAAAGAACCTACTTCAGTAACTAGTTCATTATAAATACCATCTATAATCTCTTGTTGACTCATAGGATGTCCTTAAAGGCTTTAATTATCTTTGCCCTGTTATCATATAAACTTCTTCTTAAATAAGAACTGGGGGCTCTCGTAGGACTTCCCAGTTCAATTCCTAGTGCATAATCTAAGTCTGAACCCACTTTATACTTTAATTTGCCTTCTTTAACTGTTTCTATACTATTTTTTAAATTACCAGTTTTTACAGGGACTATTTCTTTCGCGGATTTTTTAACTATATCAGCACTTTTTGATAGAGAATTATCAGCTTCTCTAATTACTTTATTTAAAACTTTTTTGCCATACCATTTTAACATTATATCTTATCCGTTTGTTCTATTACTAATCTAATATAAGTATTATAATATTTATTTATTTCAACTATATTAAATATATTATTATCATACCCGACTGTATCTTTCATAGTAACATCAACATTATAGTTTAAATATACTTTATAACTCAAACTTGAGAATTGTCTTCCTGACCTTACTACTTCTGATGCAGATACAGGTTGTATTCTAGCCTTTACTCCTTCTAAGTTATATACTAAAGATTCTACTAGACTTCCACCAGAATCCTTACTTGTTGTATTTCTGTATATATCTATTGTTTCATTTAATAAATTACCTACACTCATTTATATTATCCTAAAAATCAAGTTTTTTATATGGCTCTAACATACTTATTTGACTTTCGCTTAATTGTGATTTGTCAAATAACTTATAACTATAATCACCTAACTTTTCTTCTTTAATATTAGTATTCTTCTGAGCAAGATTAAAAGCTTCAACTACTAATTGTATACATACTAAATTAAGATCAAGAGGCAAAGCTTCTAAATTCGCATAGCCAGCATTATAACTTACAGAAATATTGTCATAACCTTCAGTAAATCCATATTTATAGTATACTTCTCCAAAAGATTTAAAAGAATAGTTGTCAGTATCTATTGCTGTAGTTCCTGGACTTAATGTGACTCCAACATATAAATTACTTATACTATTGACTGGATAATTATTTAATAATATCTTGACAGTTGAGTTGCCGTCTTTTAGTTCAGTATAATCTTCAGCAAAAAAACCTTCAACCCTATTAGTATATCTATCAATAAAATCACTTTTTCGCGGGATTAAAAATTCAAGAAGATTCCTATCTAAATTATCTTCAGAAGGATTACTTATACTTAAGTCAGTTTGTAAGTATAATTCTACTTCTTCAATAGTACAATAGTTGCCTTTTGCCATTTTTTTATTTATCCTTTAATTTATCATTAATACTTATTAGAGTTGAGTTTATGCCAGATAATTTACTTTCTATATTATCAACTTTTAAATCCATTTTATCAACTTTTGAATCCATTTTATCTATATTTGATTTAATTTCATTCATTCTTTCTTTAAAATTATCATTAGACAATTTAAAAACTTCATAGTTAACTTTATTTTGAAGTTCTTTTTCATTATCAACAATAAACATACCAATTTTATTTGTATTAGTATTTATTCTTTCACTAAGTGTCCCAGCATTTAATGTTATCCGTCCTAAAGCAATTGATAAAGTTCCAAATGCTATTATTATTCCAATAATTGAAACTATAGTTCTGGTTTTTATAGCCATTTTAATCTCATAAGTGTCATTAATATTGTTTTTATTTTGTAGTTTCATCATCTAAGTTAACCATTTTATTTTCAGGACTCTCATACGATAATCCTCTCTTCTTAACAGTTTTCTTTACTTTCTTAACTTTCTTCTTAGTCTTTAATAATTCTACTTCTTCTTTAACAACATCTAATTCTTCTTTAATCTTTTTAAATTTAGTTTTTATTTGTACTCTAAACTTATCTAAATTCATATTAATATCTCCTTTTAGTTATTAAAAATAAATACTGGGGGAACTTAGTCCCCCAATATCTATAATAAAAATTATATACTCAATGCTACCAATGGACCGGCGTCAGTATCTGTACCTGGCTCGTGCATATTAAAGTTAAACCTAGATTCTCCACGTATAACTACCTGATTATACAAGAAGAGTGCTTCAGAAGAAGAAGCAATCTGAGTTCCACCTTTATAAGCGTAGATACAAGCTTTTGACATATCACCAAACAGACAAACAATATCTGTTGTTGAAGGATTAGAACTCTCATCCTTTGGAAGTATCGAAGTTGTCTCAACAGGATACCCCCAGAATGAAGGACTCCATTTTCCACCCATATCCATCATGTTGTTACCACCAGCTTGTGCAGAAAGTCTACCGAAGACTCTTGCATTAAAAGCAGGAGAACAATACCATTTAATGGCAGATTGATCATCCCAAGCATAAGGTGCAACAACACTCATTAGGTGTGTTAAATCAGCTATAGTAATTTGATCCCATGCAGGACCGCCATCAGCGGTATGCCCAATATCATAAATACCAGCATTGCCTGCTACAGCTTCCATTGCAGGAATAATACCTAAAACATTACTGTAGGTGGCAGTGCCATCACCGTAAAATCCGGCGGTGTCAATATAACTGGCTATAGCTCTAATCAGATTACCTACAATCATATCAACAAAGTTGATTATAGAATCACTGATAAGTTCTTCTGAGATAGGTACATACCCAGTAACCTTACGAAGTACCATTTCAATTTCTTCGAAAGTTTTGTTAGTCTCATTTTTCTTACTAGCCTCAGTTGTATTACCAACTACAACATCAGTTAGAAGTTTAGGGATATTAGCAGAACTTCCTGCAAGAGGAATACTAAAACTATTACTAGGGATAACACCAAACTTAGTATTAACCAATTCAATTATAGTAGGGATAGTAATTGTAGGATCAAATACTCCACCAAGAGCATCAGTTCCTTCTATCTGAGTTGCCTTCAAACTATATTTACTAATAAGTTGATTAGCACTAGGATATATCTTTGCAACTTCACCAAAAATAATTGAAGCAGCTTGGTGTAATTCTTCTGGAGTATCAAAATATTTACTCTTCTTATTGAAAATATTATGATATCCTACTGTAACATTATTTGAACCATAAACATTAATTGCCTTTGAAGATATAACTTGTTTCTGTATCTCAGTGTCTACTTTATCTTCAATAGCCTTAATATCAAGTTCAATATCTTCTTTAACAACTTCTTTTGCAATAAGATTGAACTCAACTACTGTTCCATCTTCTTTAACTATTTCTTCTTCACCAACAAAGTTTTTTACCGCTTCATTGATTTGATCAATAGTTTTGCCAGAAGCTGCAAGGGCTTCAGCGTGTGCTTTTACTGTTTTGTATAACATAATTATACTCCTTCCCGCTAAAAATGCGGAAACTAAAAATTAACAAACTATATAAAAAACTATATATTATTTATTTCTTTTATTATCAACTCTTTTAAGTCCGCAAAAGCACCTTTTTAGATTCATAATAATATATTAATAAATTATATAGGATTATTTAATATTCAAAGAACCTCTTTTTTTTGCCATTTTAATTTTAAAAGCATTATCAATAATTTCTTGTGTTACCTGTCTCTTTGTTTTATTACTTAAATTAAGTTCTAAAGTAACTTGTTCTTTTTTGTCAGGTAAATCCATATTAAAAAACTTCTTACATTCTTCTTTTGTTATAAGACCTTTATTAACTGAAGAAATCAAAGCATCTTCATTACAGGGTAAACTTACTAAACTATATTCAAATATCTCTGACTTATTAATAACTCTTCTTAACGATTTGCCAAAGTCTTGTAAATCTTTTTTAGTAGGATACCGAGCATCTTTAATAGCAAAACCTATACTAATTCCCTTAATTATATCTTGTTTAACTAGATTCCATATTCTATCCGCAAGTGGATCGTCTTTAACCAATTGTGTTTCAGCTACTAAACTGTTACCACTTTTTCTAAAACTAAGACACTTACCAATAGGATTAGAAGGATCATGACTCCAAAGAACAATAGCATTTTTCTTAAAGGATTTAGTAGATATACCATCTATCTTTACAATCTCTCCATCTTTATCAATAACTTCAGAAGTCAAAACAGCCTTAAATGTTCTGTTATCTGTATCAACTTTGTCTTGTTTAATCTCAAAAGTTTTAAAGATTTTCTCTTCTTTAAACTCTTCTTCTAACATATCAGTTAAGTCTGCCATATTATTATCCTTTTATATTTATTCTATACTTTTATTATCTTTTTCTTCTACTGTTTCTATTTCATCTTCTAAACTTATATTATTATTAATAATAATTGGATCTTTATTTATACTATCTATTTTATTATTAACTATCTCTTTAATATCTTTTTTTAATTGTTCAATATCAAAATCTGGTAATTCTTCTTTTTTCGCGGATAAATAATTATCATCTATTTTTTTATTAATTCTGTCTTGTTCTTCAATTATTTTTTCTTCAAAATTACTTATCTGCTCTTCTATATATATAATCTGTTTTTCATCTTTTTCATCTTCTTCTATTACTGTCTCTTTATTATTTGAAGTCTTAATAAACTCATTGCCTTCTTCTATTTCTTCTAAGCCTATATGAGTTCTAAGTTCATTAACTGTTATAACTCCACCTAATTTAGCTGATTCTTTAATTTTATTAAATTCAAATTCTTTATTTTCAGGTATAATATTATCATAAGCTAAAAATACTTCATTAGGATTTAAATCATATTCAGGTAATAAGGATTGATTAAGTTCATCTTCATCCATTATTAATGTTGATTGTATATTCTTAAGCCATTGTCTAGCTTGTGCCTCTGTATTGGCAGCAACATTACTTGTACCCATTAACATAGACTCAGGCACATTAAATATGGCTGCAATCTCTGAAATTAAAATTCTATCTTGTTGTCCAATATCATTCTGTTGAAATGACAATGGCTCAATTGAAATATCTCCTCTTAATGGAATGAAGTTACCAGCTTTTAAAGGACCAGTAAGATTACCAGTAATAGATTCTTTAAATCTTTTCATAGATTCTATATCTGCTTCAACTGTTTTACCATTACTATTCTTTAATATAACTGCATAATCAGGTCTTGAACCATTATTAACAAACGCATTTCTAGATAAGTGTTGATTTAAGTTTAAATATATAGCTTGGAAAGCCTTTTCAACCTGACCCACACCATAGATTTCATTATTAATTCTAATACCCTTAAAATGAATAACTTCTTCAGGTGAATATTTAGTTATTTTGCTATTATTATTATATTCATAAGCCAGAATCTCATCTTCATTATAACTTATTTTAACTTTATTAGTCATTAACCAGTATAACGAATCAGGTATCCCAATAGAATTCTTTCTAATTAACTCATAATGATTACCGTACAAGGACAGATCGCTGAACCTAGTATTTTTAAACGCATATCCATTAGAATATGGATTGATATTATTTAACAAATCAAGAACTGGGTGATCAGTTATTTCAACATAATCATTAATCATATTATTTGCTTTATACATAACTGTATTAGAAGGTCTATTTTGAAGTCTGCCATCATGATATAACTTTGTTCTTTTATCTATCTTCTTTGTATTATATATTTTGGATACATCATTGCCTTTATTTTTTGCATATAATCTTATTGGCACAGAAGACGCTTCATTTGCATTGATTTGTATACAGGCAGCAACCCAGCTTGAATAAGCTAGTAGTGCATTATTAAAGTTAAATGGAGGGACTGTACCTCTATTGTTATTAGTAGTATAAAAAGAACTGTATCCACTGCCTCCAAAACTTTTAAATATATTTTTTATTTTTTTAAACATTATAATCCTTTTTAATTATATTTTTACTAAAACGTCATCCCAACTTATAGTTTTATCAGCCTCAATAAATGCCATGTTCGCAAGTGAAAGAGCAATTACAGCGTCGTCATGTCCGGATGAAGCCCCATATTGGATATGTCCAGATTTAGTATATTTATATTCAAAGTCACAAAGTTCATCTACTATATCTCCTTCTGGATAAGTTATATTCTCATTCTGTATAGCCATAACAAGAGCTTCTATTAATTTTGGCTTACTGGCACCAGTAAATAAAAATCCTTCTACATTAGGGCATTCAACTTGCATATCTTCTACTACTTTATCTCCCATCCCAGTTGAATCAATTAAAGTATAAGTGTCTCCAATTATTTTCATAATTTTAATTATTTGTATACGCCAAGGACCTGTCCAACTATGATAACTACAAACTTTTTTATCCTCATCCAGACCTATAATACAAGTTTTATCATGTTTCTTGCCTAAATCTACTCCGAAAACAACTGGTTTTTTATTAGATAACTTACCCTGACACTTATATATCTGATTTATACCAAATGGATTGGCTCCATCTTCTTCGCTAGGAATGTTGTAATAAAGAGCCTCAAATAAGTGAGTAGCCATAGTTGTTTTAATAACATCTATAACTTCTTGTTTAAGAATACCTGCATTTATTGCATCTTGACAATTTATTTGATGACATTCTGCATTTTTAATTATACCAGCTTTAGCGTCATTATATAATCTATAATAAAAATTATTCTTATTTATCATATTACCAATACAAAATATCTGAGCATTAGTTTGAGAAGTTGTAGACAAAACAGCAGCCCAAGTCTCTTCAGCATTTGAAAATCTACTAAACTCATCACAAATTACTAAATTATACTTAAATCCATATATATTATCATAAAACTTACTTGATCTATAACATATTTTAGATCCATTTAAAAATTCAATATTTAATTGTTGTTCTTTAGCTTGATAGTAATCTTTTAGGGGACTACTATTTAACCATTTTTTCGCAAGATTAAAAGAAATTCTTGACTGCTCTCTCGTTGGACTAATCCATAAACAACTAAGATTTTCAGTAAAAATGGATCTTTCAATTGCTAGACAAGTGTGGCTAAAAGTCTTGCCAGATTTAGTTGAACAAATCGAAAATACAAATTTAGCTTTAGAATCAATTATAGCCTCTTGTTTAGGATACATCTTAACTCTCTTATAAGCGGGTAAGTTAATAACAGTCATTAATTCTCTTCATAAGGCTTTAATAAAACCTCTTTTATAACTTGTTTTGCTATTGCATCTTTTATATCTTTTTTATCTTCTTTATTTATTTTAATCTCAGAATCATCTTCTGATCCAAAATTAAAGGATACTTGTTTGCCATCAGAAGTTATATCAACTTCTATCTTCTCTTTTAATCCATGATCAAGTAACCAAGTTAATAACTTAGTATCACCCTTTTTAGCATTTGTATAGGCTGTCTCATATAATTCATCTAGTTTATCTTCTTTAAAATATTCTGCAAAAGTTTCTTTTACTTTTTGTTTCCATTGTTTCCAAGTTTTGCCTTTATTTATATTATGACCTGGCAATAATCTACCGTGATCGTCTCTAATTTTCTTGTTTTCTTCTATATTATCACTATTTTCAGGTACATTTTCTTTAACTTTAACTTTCTTATCTTTTTCATAAGTATCTATATTGTCAGCTCTTATGTCTTTATTTTTCTTTTTCTTACTCATTACTTATCCTTTTTAAATGATAATTACTTATCCTTTTTAAATGATAATTACTTATCCTTTAATCTTATTTACTATTTTTTTAGTAGAAATACTTTGTTCTATCTTTAATATCTCTTTTAACTTCTCATTCTCTTCTTCAGAACTAAGTTCTTTAACAAGTTCTATACCAAATATAATTTCTTTTAGTGCTTTTTTATTATTTAATATACTTAATAGAAAAACAATAATTAAAGTAATAAAGAGTCCAAGAGCAATTAAAGCAACTATAAATATAAATTGTTGAAGTAATATAGTTATTAAAATAGATGAAGTAGCTGCTATTGCTCCTGGGACTCCAACTGTAGGATATATAAATATAAGAGTTATACTTGCTGCTAACATTAATATAGATACAGTTATAATATTTCTATAACTAGAATCTTGTTTATTCATCTTATTAACTTCTACTTTTTTATCTATTATTTGTTGTGTATCTTTTTCATAATCTATTATATTATTTTTTTGTATAGTATCTACCTTATTTTTAAAAGGATTTAAACTGGAGCAACCTGACAGGCTTAATATGCTAACTATGATAAAGCTTAATAGTATTATTCTCATATTATCATTTATTCCGCAAAAAAACTTATTATTCTAATTTTCCATTAAATATTATTTTATTATCTTTTAATACTTGATATAGTCCTTGTGCTATTGTTTCAACTGTTTTTTCTGAATGAACTTTAGTATCATTATTCTTATCATACTTATATCCTGAATTAGATAAAACATTATGAATAATTTCATGTAGTAGTGTTACTTCTAATTGAGAAGGTTCTTGTTCTATATTAAGATTAATCTGGTTATATTGTTGCCAGTTTTCTCCCAAATTAATAATATTTGCTTTTTTCTTATATTTAACAGATATTTTATGTCCTCCTATTTTTATTGATTTAATTTTTTTCATTTTAATCTCCTTTAATTAAATTATTCTTTTTTTCCGCAAAAAATAATGTTATTCTATATTTTTATCTTTTAATTTATTTAATTCTCTTAATTTTTCTCTTCTTTTGGCTCTTTTTTGTGCATCTTTAGAATGTCTTATCGTTTTGCTTTTCTTTCTTGATCTGCCGCAACCGCAACCCATGTTATATCTCCCTATGTTCTATTTTACTACCTGCCGATGCCCGTAAAACTAATAATCCTGATAGGTCATCATTTATTGTAAGTGAAAGTTCATCCTCATCCTCTGCTTTTAAAATCACAGGTTCTGTGAATTTTTCGCAGAATTTTTAAATTATTCGATTTTTTCATAATTTATGTTTAATATTCTTCTCATCTATATTGTCAATATTAGCCATACTATTTTTTCTATATGCTTTTAAATAGTCATAGGCTCTAAATTTCAGACAAGTTATAAAATAGCCAAGGCAATCCTTTCTAATCAAGGGCTCTCTCTTTAATCTTCTAATCAGATATAAAGAAGTTATCTGTATAACATTCTTAACATCTGATTCGCTCATTGCTTTATTTTTTAATAGAATCCGTCCTGCTATATATAGTATCTGTTTTTCATTTTTAATTAATATATTATTTAATATTTTATCTATAGTATTTTTATTATACATCTGAATCCTCCCCCATTCGATTTATAATCATAATCCTTTCTATTTCGGACAGTAGTGGACAACCATTTGCTGTTACTTCGTTGTTATCAAGTTGTATATAATCAAGCCTTGATTCTACTTCTTTGTCAAGAATAGGTTTTTTTTTGTGAAGATTAAACATATTATAACTAACTATATCTGACATATAAGAATCCATACTTACTGTGCCTTTAATAAATGAGAGATAAGTTAGTTCACGGTCACGTTCTAACTCATCAGCAGTAGGATTTACAAACTTAGTTAGTATTCTAGCTATTTTTCTGGCTGTTTTTTTATATGGATCCATATTATTTATCCCTTTTAATCTTTGTTGCGAACTTTCCTAGTTTTTGTTTCTGGATCGTAGTATCCAATATCAAGCATACCTTTTATATAATCTTCTTCAGTATATTCTTTTCTTTTGATATCTTTATCTTTATTATCCATTTTAGTTCTCCTTTAAAAAAATTATTGTTCTATATATACTTATTATATTTTTGTGTTTAAATATCCTTTATTTTTTTTTAAAATATTTTTGCAGCTTAGGCATTATGTTTCTCTTTATTGCAGATTCGCATGTTTTGATATTCATGCCCAGTTCGTTTGCTATATCCTCTACGTGCATCCCAGTTATAAAATAAAGGATAAATATCTTTTTATATAATTCTTTTGTTTTTTTAGATGAATTTTTTTCAATCAGATTTAAAACATCTTTAATTGTATCTTTAAATTCTAAATAATCAAAGTCTTCAACTATTTTGGTATAACCTGTAGCTTTATCTTCTTCATCATATATTGCATATTTACTATTTCCGTTCATTTCATAAGTTGCACTTAAATAAACCAGGAACTGACTCTTTGTTTTTATACCCATTTCTTTCTGTATTTTTATATAATCAATAGATTTACCTTCTGCCTTTGCTTCTCTTATTTTATTTTTTATTTTATTTTTTCGCTTGTAAACATATACGCTGTCGGGATATTCATATTTACCCAGTAAGTATGTAACTCTGATTTCTGCATATTTTTGGCAGTAAGCGGAGAAGGGCATCATAATTGTATAATCATAAAACTGAATAAGTTCTAGTGCTGCGATATTATAATAAGCCAAGTAATCTTCCAGACTTATTCTTAATTTTATGTATTTTTTATAATATAATTGTTTTGCTTTTATTAAAATTTGCGGATAATAATAATTAAATATCTCATTGCGGACACTATCCTCTTTATTTAAATTATATTCAATCCATAATTTTTTAATCTTATCTTCCATTTTTCTTTTTTGTGACCTCATGATAATATTTAAACGCAGCTTTTTTAGCTTTCTTTTTATTATTCTTGATAGATCTATATTCTTTCTGATATTCTTTCTGATATTCTTTCTGTTCCTCTTTATGCGATTTTTTCCAGTCGTACTGTGTTTTTTTTAATCTTTCTTTATTTTTAATATAATATCTGTGTTTCTTTATCCTATTTATCTTCTTTAATATTTCTTCTTCTGTCTCTTCGTTCTCTGCTATTAGTTCTTCTATAAGTTCTTTGTCTATTTCAATATTTGATATATCAATACCAAAAAGAGAAGGATTATTCTGTAAATAATAGGCGATAAAAGGTTTAATTTTATATTTCACAATTTGAGATACTCTAGATTCTGATAATTTAACCTTTTCTCCAGACTGCCAATAATATAACTTATTAATATAAATATCAATATAAATACTCAAATATCTTTTTCTTACTTTTTCGCGAAAGAATAAATTAATAGCATTTATAATTGTTTTATGAAATTCAATATTTTCGAGTATTTTATAAGGTTCATCAGTATTTTTAGATATTAAATATGGACTATAATCCTCAATATAATCATATTGGTGTCCAATATTTGAACCATCTAAAGATACTGGGTCTTTAGGTCTATATCTTTTTATCTTTTCTTGAAGAGATAGTTTTTTTAATATTGGATCAATTTTAGAAAGTTCATCAAATATCTCAGTTTCCGTTATATCTCTGTTATATTCTATTTGTAGTTTGTGTTTGATTTGAGTATATTTAGTTTGACAAAGCCTGTTAAGGCGAGGAACTATATCCACTTTTCGCAATTCATCAATCATACTAAATCTTATTTTCTGGGTTGCATATGTATTAAATTCTAATCCTAAATCATAATCAAACTTACGTATGGCAGTATAAAGACCTGTTACTCCATAACTACTCAATTCATCAACTGTTACTTTCCAATTATATTTAGGGGCAGATTTAACAGCAATTGGCTTAATAATCGGATAATAAATCTCCAGCAACTTATTAGTATATAATAAAACATCTTCTTTATTTTCTTCTTTTTCTGCGACTCGTAATGCCTTCCAAAAATTTAAATGTTCTATCATATTATATCCTTTATATCTTCTATATACAATATCTTATATTTATTAAAAAAAAAGCAGTTCTAGTTAATACTACGACTACTAGAACTGCTTCTAAAGAGAAAAATAACTAAAATAAAAATAGTTATAATTTTATTTTACTTCTTCATATAGTTCTTCTGTTTTATGCAGAATCTCATTATAACTTATGTCATGGTTGTTTTTAAGTTCTTCTGATACATAATATTCTTGATAATCATTGTCTTTTATTTCTAGCCAATTATGAGCAATTTTATCTATTCTGTCCAATTTTTTCATTTCTTGACGATATTGCTCAAGCTTTATATTATCTAAATCGTATTTTCTTTTGCGAGTCATTATTTATTCTCCTTTTTTAAGTTTGTTATTTTTAAGTTTGTTATAGTTTCTATAATATTCTCGTAGTTTTTCTTGATTTTTTTTATAATATTCTCTTGCATATTTTCTCTTCTTAACATAATAATTAGGGTCAGATTCTTGAAGTTTTCTCTGAAATTCTCGTTGTTGATATGCAATTATTTCGCGGTTTTCTGACCTATACTTTGCATGATACTCTTTTTTTGTTAAACCTTTGATCAATTTTTCATTATCCATATTTTTCTCCTATTTAATTAATTATTGTTCTATATATACTTATTATATTTTATTCTTTATTATCCTTTATTATTTTATTATATTTTTATTCACTTTGCAAAAGATTTTTTATTGCAAGTGAAAATATATTACCTATTATATTAGAAAGATGAGCTTTGAAAAGTTCCCAGAGGAATATTTTAGTAAGTATATGAGAGTATATTGAAGTAAATAATGTTTATTGCCTCTAAAAGGCAGAAAAGAGAATGAAGATGTATAAGAACGCAGAACTTTCAGAAATTATTAAAGTTGGGACGTTGCTGGCACAAACGGCAAAGATAGGCACGAAAGAACAAAAAGAAGCCTTTGAAGCCGAATACGGGGCTTTTGAGGACGTTGCGAAGGAATTGAAGGTTTGCGGATTTGTGTTCCTTTGAAAAGTTCCCAGAGGAATAATTTAGTAAGTATATAGATGTGTGAAGTAAATAATTTTTATTAATTTGCTCAAAGAGCAGAAAAGAGTAGAAGAATGAAGGCTGAAAAAAGTGAATTAGATGAGAAAAAAAGCATTGTTAAAATACTTCAAATAACGTTTTTACCTTTGGTGGATGAGCAGTTGTTTCTTATTGAGGCAGCTGCTCATTTGATATATAAAAAAAACCCACCAACAAGGCAGGGTTTTAATCTTAAAAAAATACTATCCTTTTTTAAGGAGCATTATTCACTTTTCAAATAATTTTCTAAAATCTTATTTGTAAATTTTTCTGTCGTTTTGTAACTGTTTATATAATTTCGATGTTGCCGATGTTTCGTATTTTTTATACTGTAAGAACAGCATGAACTGTTCTTTAGTTACGTGACGAGTGTTTATAAAGATACGGCCATTGTCAGGTGTGGAATTTTCAAAAGATATTAGATGAAATCCTCGGTAATTTGGATCATTTTTAGCACACTTATCTAATATTAACAACATATTACGATGCCAACTTTTCGGCTCTGATATTTTACATTTTACTTCTAATAACATCCATAGCCCACTATATCTGTGATAATACATAAAATCTACATCTGAAATAAGATATCCTTTTTTACTATCTATTTCTGGTTGCTCTCTAAACCACATTCCTAAATCCATACCTCCTGAATATTTTCTTTTAATTGTCATTAGATATCTCCTTAAGTCTTGTTTCACTTGTTGTTATACTCTCTTCTTCTATGTCAATGCCGATAAACTTTCTATTTTTTGTTATACAACTCACACCAGTTGTCCCTGAACCAACGAACGGGTCACAAATTATATCTCCTACTTTTGAATGTTTTTCAACTAAGAAGTCAAATACTTCTCTTGATTGTTCCCACTTATGCAAAGTTTTTTCTTCATAAGTTTTTTTAGTGAAAACATCTGTATTCCATTGATCTCCTTTGTAATCTCCCTTAGTAAACATAATAATAGGCTTCCAACCAGCAAAAATCTTTCTTGGAAAAATTTGACAAGTCGGACCTTGAGTAATATATGCCATTGTCCATCTATAAGTTAAATAGTTAGATAAGATAGATATATAGTCGGGCAGATAGGCTTGTCCTGTCATACACAATAATTGTCCTCCATCTTTTAGATTATCTGCACAAAACTGACCAAGTTTATCAAAAGTGTTAATAAACTCTTTTGGATAAGGAGGATCCGTTATTACCGCATCAAGTTTGAAATCTAATTTGACCTTGGATAAATCGCTATTATATAGAGTATATAACTTTTGCCCGACTTGTGCTTTTAATGCTGTCTTATCCTGCTTTTCTTGCTCTTTTTTCTTTTTTTCTCTCTTTGCCTCTTTTATAGCCTTACCTATATCTTTAATCTCTTTATTCTTAACCTTCTCAATTACCTTAGTTTTTAATTCTGGCTCTAAAGATAATAATTGTTTAACTTCTGAGTTCTTATTATTCTCAAATAAATCATCTGCTACTTTCTTAGTATCTTCATCTTCAATAGTATCAATAATTTCTATCATTTTTAAATTACGTTCAAGAGTTTGTCCAGACTCTTTAAATGATTCTGAAGCAGCATCTCTTGCCCTACCCTTAGGGTCACCATGACCCACACCCCCCTTTAATTGCCTTATTTCAGCCTTTTTAGCTTCAATCTCTTTTAATTGCTTAAATTCTTGGGCTGTTTCTCTTTTAGTTTTAATTCTACTATCATTCTCTTTTATCAGTATTTCTTCATATTCATACTCATTATCTTTAGTAACTACAGTTGCCTCTACTTCTTCTATATTAAGTAATCTAGCTGCTGAGACTCTTCTATGTCCTGAGATAATTCTATTA